AGCTTATTGACAACTTTATTTGCCAGTTTGTTTAGCAGTCCACCTGCGTCTTTCTTAAAGCTATCGATATTTACTTTGACGAGTGCCATATGTTCTCTCAGGTTATAAGTCTTGTATCTTATTTATAAATAGATCCATGGCTTATAAGGGAAAGTTTCGACCAAAAAATACAAATAAGTATTTAGGCGATTCAAATAATATCGTATATCGCAGTCGGTGGGAATTAAAGTTCATGATGTACTTAGATTCCCATCCAAATGTGGTGCAATGGGGAAGTGAAGAGCTGGTTATTCCGTATCGTTCTCCTATTGATAATCGAGTACATCGATACTTTCCAGACTTCATTGTCAAAAAGAAAACGCCAGAAGGCAAGATCGATACTGTGGTGGTTGAAATAAAACCCCATGCGCAGACGCGGCCTCCAGTGGTGATAAATAAGCCTAATAAGCGTTATATTAACGAAGTCATGACATGGGGCGTCAATGAAGCCAAATGGAGAGCTGCAGCAGTATACTGCAACGACCGTGGTTGGAAGTTTGACATACTTACTGAAAAAGAACTAGGAATCAAGTTTTAATGGCAATTGTGTTTGATACCATCATCACTCAAGGTGTACGAGCTGGACAAATTCCTGCACGTACTGATGCTGCGCGTGATTGGTTTCGTGAAACTGCAGGTAAGATTAATCGTATCAATGAACGTGATCTCATGAGAGATGATACGTCTCGCTTGACTACTCAGCCTCTACTCGGTTCGATGTACATGTTCTACTATGATCCAAAGCACAAAGAAGAGTTACCATACTACGACAGATTTCCTTTGGTATTTCCATATAAGAAAGTCAAAGGTGGATTTATGGGTTTAAATCTACACTACCTACCGTTACAGTTAAGAGCGAGACTCATGGACGGTTTGTATGACTATGCCAACAATACTCGATATGACGAAACAACACGCCTTAAACTTAACTATGAACTTTTGACACAAGCATCGAAGTTAAAGTTCTTTGCGCCATGTATTAAGCACTATTTAAATGCGCACGTACAAACAAAATTTATGTATGTATATCCTTCAGAATGGGACATTGCATTGTTTCTTCCAACAGAACGCTTTGTCAAATCAAAGAAAAATCAAGTGTGGATGGACACAAAAAGAATGCTAGGAGTTACTAGGTAATGTCAAGACAATTAAGTTCAAAGGCTGAACGAGGTAGCGCCGCGGGAAGACTTCTAAATTTCTTTAGCCCGTTGGTCGAGGGTGTATCTGGAAAACCTATCAGTGCATTTGTTGACAATCCCACGAAAGGTGGTAAAGGCGGAGGAAGAGCTGCACAAGGATCAGCTGAGCGCGCGGCTGTAGAAGAATTTGATAGACAAGAGGCAGCAAGGCGCGGAACAAATAGATCAGGCGGCGGTGTCAAAACTGGATCACAAGGTCCAGCACCAAAGTCAACAAAAGAAGAAGTGCAGCCAAGATTTAATCCTGCTACAGACTTTGACAAAAACAATCCATTTGGAAATGGCAACGTTCAGAATGATGTCTTTAATGTAGATCGCCGTGCTGGTGATACATTTAATATTGCAAAATTCAGAGGACAAGTCACGACGGCAGACGATGTTCTTCCTACACATAGCTTCTTAGTTGTATTTTCTCCAATGAAATGGGTGCCAAACCTAGCTATTAAAGATGGCGTTGATTCTCTATTAACAATGAGATGTGAAAACGCTATTCTTCCAACAATAAATCTCTTGCAAGAACAAAACGTAAGAAGATATGGTTTTGGTCCAGTCGAGAACGTGGCATATGGTGTCAATGTCGGAGACTTTACTCTTCAGTTTATCGTCGACAAACAAGCACGTGTCATTGATTTCTTTGAAGGCTGGATGAATAAGATTGTAAACCGCGATTCGTTTGGCGGTGCAAACATGAACAACAATGTTGGCAATGAAAAAACACCATACGAAGTAGCATATAAAGATACGTATGCATGTCCTTCAGTCAACGTGTTTGTATATGACAGAGCTCAGAATACTGTACTCGAATATAACATCTACGATGTATTTCCAACTGGAATACAAAGTATGAATCTTTCGTGGGCAGAAGAAAACTCTCTGATGAAACTTAACGTCACATTCTCGTTTACAGATCTTCGGATTCGTCCGAAAGTAAGCGTATTCGACCAAGGAACAATAATTCCAACCGTAGATAAGCTTGGCAATGAACCAATCGCAGTAACAAAAGACATTACTATTGACATTGCTCCGCTTTCAGATCCAGCTGCTCTTGCTGCTGGCCTTCCTGCATCAACATTAAATCAACCGCTCGTGATCGGAGATGCAACGAATAACTATCTTCGAAACTTTGGAGGACCAACAGTCACTCCAGCAACAGACTTTTTTGCACCAGAAGTAGAACCACCAGTCCAAAGAAACGCATTTGGCGCTGTTATCGGCGTCGCATAATATATTATTAAGGAGAACATTATGCCATTACCAAAAATTGATCAACCTCTATTTGAAGTGATCGTTCCATCGACTAAAAAGAAGATTTTGTTTCGACCATTCTTAGTGAAAGAAGAAAAGCTACTACTGATTTCTCAGCAAGGCGGAGAAGACACAGAAGTCATTCGAGCGATTAAACAGATCCTAAGACTATGTGTACAAGATGAAGACTTTGACGTTGATAAGTTAACTACCTTCGATCTCGAATACCTGTTTCTGAAGCTGCGCGCAAAGTCAGTGAATAACATCGTAAAGCTGTCATATCGCGACAACGAAGATGGCAAGATCTATAACTTTGAGCTTGATCTTGATACAATTGAAATCGCGATTCCTGAGAATGTTAATTCGCAGATCGCAGTTTCTGAAAACATTTCCATGATTATGAAATATCCGAGTGCAAGCATTACAGATAAGTTGCAGCAGTTTGATAATGAAGTCGATCTAATGACATTCTTTATTATCAACTGTATCGATACGATTCTTACTGAAGATGAGATCTTTCCTGCTGCCGACTATTCGACACAGGATCTTGAAGAATTTTTAGATCAGCTTCCAGTTTCTTCATTCGAAAAGATTCGTGAGTTTTTTGAGAAGATGCCGAAGCTTTATCATAAGATTGATTACACGAACTCGGAAGGAAACGATAGGAGTATCGAGTTAAACAATCTCAAAGATTTTTTTATGTGGCGCTGAGTCATACTACGTTACAAAACTATTACAGTATGATATTCGCGCTGGCTCAGCATCACAAATATTCGATTACAGAGATTGAAAATTTGATACCTTATGAGAGAGACATATATGTCGACATGTTAATGAGTCATCTCGAAGCACAAAAACAAGAGATAGAGAGTAGACGGTAATGGTTGCAGCAGTAATAGGTAGAGCAATCTTTTTAGGCGGTGGTCTATTTGGTAACGCGATTGGCGGAGCGCTAAAAGGTGCAGGTGCTGCCGCTGGCGGAGCTGCGCAAGGTGTAGGTTCTGCTGTTGGTGGTATTGCTGAAGGAATCGGTACTGCTGTTGGAGGTGCATTGACACCCGCACCGAAAGTGGTTGTCAACAATGTTGGTATGGCCGGAGAAGCTGGAAAGAAAAAAATTTCTGGCAGCGGTACATTACCAGCTCCAAAGAAGGTTGCAAAACCTGCTGTGAATGCGAACATGCCGACAGAAAAACTGTTGGTCGTAGCAGTCAACTATCTCTCATCAATCGATAAGACTCTTCAAGATCAACTAAAGTTTGAGAGTCAGGCATTTAATCAACAGGCTGTTGCCGAACGAGAAGCATCAATTGAAGGCGAGAGAACAAACGTCTTTACAAGAATGTCAGATAAACTTGGCGGACTTTTAAAAACTGACGAAGATAGTACGATTGGTAGCCGAGCAAGTACTATTACCAAAGCTATCTTAGCAGCTTCTGGAATTGCTGCTCTCGGCGTTTTGGCAATGGGTGGAATGGAAGACACCGAGCTTGCAAGACTGAAGACGAGTTGGTCAGCATTCAGTGAAAAATATGATTGGCTAATTGACTTAGGCAAAGCTGTTACTGGTGTTGGCGGCGTAGTCGGGTTTCTTTTTAAAGGTGTAAGAGGCGCAGTCATTGGCATTGTCGCTGATTATCTTGCAGAACGATTGACTGGAAAAAGCTTTGGAGACATGGCTTTAGGATCTTTAGGTTTTGGCGGTGAGCAAACTGATGCTGCTGCAGCAGGACCTACAAAAAACACGGCATTTGATTATGCAATGGGTGGAGCTGTTGCTGGATATGGCGCATATCGCGGAGTAAAAACATATAAAGCGGTAAGCCAAGGAATGGGTAAGATGGCAGCGGCACGTGCTGCTCCAAGTCTTGCTTCGTCTGGTGGAAGGTTAGGGTTTAAAGATCCTGTTACTGGTAAAGTTGCAAATAAGGCAGCATCTTCCGCGGGTGGAGGTTGGTTATCTGGGCCAAAAGGAAGAAAGTTTGTAGCATTCTTATCGAAGCGTTTTGGAAAAACATACATCGCCAGAAAGGTAATGCCGTTCTTAGCTCGAGCATTTGCCGGTGTTGCCGTTTCTGCGACAGGCATCGGATTAATTCCAGGAATACTGTTCACTCTTGTTAATATCGGACTGAGCTTTATGCTCGTTCTCGATTTAGTTTCAGCATGGTATGATTTTCAAGAAGAAGAAGAATTAAACGAAGCAAATGCTGCAGCTGTGCCCAATACAGGTGCAACTGCTGATGCAACAAAAACAAGCGGAACTAATATTTCTTCGATGACACCTTCTGCTGGTATGCCATCAACTGGAATTATATCGAGTTCTGAAACAGGAAGTCCAGAAACAGCACAAGCGTTTTTTGAAAGTAAAGGTTGGACAAAGGAACAAGCAGCAGGCATTGTTGGCAATCTCGCCGTAGAATCAGGATTTAAAACTGATGCAGTCGGTGATAACGGCAATGCATATGGTATTGCGCAGTGGAACAAAAAGGGTTCACCTGAAAGAATAGCCAACTTCGAGAAAGTCATGGGCAAGTCTCTTTACGGTTCCAATTTCCAGGAACAACTTGAGTTTGTCAATTGGGAATTAAATAATTCAGAGAAAGCCGCAGGGAATAGACTTAGACAAGCAACCACTACTGACGAGGCT